AAGGAGATAGACTAAATGCAAATAGCAATGGCGACGATGGCTTCGTTAGCTATCATCGCTTTTCTTAGTTTGTTTTTTGACCTCGGTATGTAATGTGAAAGGGAAGGGAAGGGGTGAAAAGCCCCTTCTCTATTTCTTTTTGCTTTGCGTGTGTATAACTGTCATGACTGCAATCGTTAGCTCATGACTGCAATCGTTAGCTCCAAAAAATCATGACTGCAATAGTTAGTAGAACAAATCGTGAACATATATAAAGTCATGACTGCAATAGTTAGTAGAACAAATCGTGAACAAGGGAAGGTCAAGAGAACAAAAGGTAAACATACCATATACATATAATAAAACAGGGGAAGGTTAAGAGAACAAAAGGTGAACACAACATATAGTAGGTCCTACTCTGCGAGGGACACTATATAGGTCAAGGTATTTATTATTTAATATTCAAATACTTGGCATGATTATTGCACCCTTGCAAGAAAGGGGCCAGGTACTCCCCCTCCCCTCTTATCAAGTGGCCAAAATAAAATTGAAAAAAAAATGCGTGGGGTACTTGAAACCGGGATACCCCACCCCATATCCCTAGTATGATCAACACAAGGAAAAGCGAAATGAACATTCAATACCTGATCAACACCCTCCCCACCATTCAAGACTATGATTATAAAGACGGGGAACTAGTCGAGGTGCATAAGCGCCCTCATGCCTTTATAAGCGAAGACACCCTTGGCCCCACCTTACTCATAAGCGGGGAGCACGGGGATGACCTTATAGACTACTACGGGGATTATCGGGGTGGTGTTCCCTATATTCACCCTGTGCTAGAACAATGGGCCACAGATAATGGCGGATATTGGGAGTGGGTACACCCCGGAGCCATTTCATTTTCAGTTTGACAGGGGGGCAAAAGCCCCCTATTCTCCCCTTGTCTTAACAACTAACGGGATTTACCCCCATGCCATTTGATTACAACACTTATATGTCTGACCTTGAGGATGCGGTTGCTAAGTACAAGCAAACGCACAATACCAAGCCCAACGGCTTCATTATCTATAAGGGACCTTCCAAGCTAGACAAGAAGCCCATTGTGGTAATTGCTATTCCTAAATCTAACAATGATAAGACTGACAATATGCTGCAGACTTTTATCATGCGTTCAGATGTTCCCCCGTTGGATGCACTAAAGAGCGGCGACGACTATAGCGTGTGCGGCGATTGCTTGGCGCGTCCCACCAATAAAGGGTGGTGCTATGTAAACGTGGCGCAAAGCGTTAATATGGTTTACAAGTCCCTGACCCAGGCTCCCATCATTCGCAAGGGGATAGACACAGGAAACACCTATAAGCCTTACTGTGATATCTCTGACAACTGGCTTGCAGTGACTGAGCTAGGAACTGATAAAGATAATAGGCTAGGCACCTACGGTGATCCTGCCGCTGTTCCTATTGAGGTATGGCATTACCTAAACGGTTGCGCCCATGGCTGGAACGGATACACGCACCAATGGCGCACCTGCTCCCCCGCTTATTCCAGGTATTGCATGGCAAGCATTGATAAGCCCTGCGACACCCTCACGGCGGAGCTTATGGGATACCGTTGCTTCATTGCTCACGTTGAAGGGGAAGACAAGCCAGCAGATACCGCTAACAAAGTGGTGACTTGTCCCGCTGATAAAGCTGTACACGGTGAGGCCCTGGCAAGCTGCAAGAGTTGCCTAGGTTGCGGTGGTACAGGTGGGCGCGGCTCTACTCATAGATCAATAACGGTACACGGTACAGGGTATAAGGTGAAACGCTACCTTGAATACCGAGAAGCGGGGTAGGAAAAAAACTATTGACAGGGGGGAGAACCGTAGACTATATTCCCCTTGTCACCTACTTTTAACAGGGATCAAGACAATGGACAAGCAAGATATCAAAGACCTATTCGACAGTCACCTGGATATGACACTCCGAGAACTATCTCGGATCACAGGACGCACCGTCAAAGAACTCCAACGCATATTGATGGAAGGGGAATAGCCATAATGAAAAGCGTCAAGCAAATACGCGAGGAACTGGTCAACAGCAAAGACCCGCACCTGGTATACGTGGCAGAAGAGCTAGACGATAGTCAGCTTTTGCTTCTCACCGTGCTGGTAAACAACCAGCGCCAGATTGAACTTCTGGAAGAAGAAGGATAGAAAAAAATGAGCAACGAATATAAAGTAACTGTCTACCGTACCGTTCAACAAAGCGTAGAGGTCACGGTGAACACAGACAGAGAGGAAGCGGAACACCTACGCCGGAAAGCGGAGGACCTTGCGGAAGAACTCTCCGATTATCAATGGAAGACGGAGGAGGTGGACGAGATGTATGCCACCATTGATGATGACGGCGCGCTATGGCACAACGTCACCACAGGCGGAGGAGGGAGATAGTACCCATGACCTGCCGCCAACCCATCAACGGCGCACTATACCCGCGCCAACGTCACGTTTCAAACACACACCTTGAGCTTGCCGAGTTGCTCCAGGATAACCTGGACAACTGGCTCAAGGGTGTGCACCCCATGACAACCCCAGGACTGCGTAAAATGTACGCAGAAGAAATTATTGACCAGGCATTTGATGCCATTCATGACTTGGCGCTAGACATTGACGCCAGCACAGAGGAGGACTATTGACCATGGCCAAGCGTCAAGTGATACACGTTAACCAACACATCATCAAAAGAAACCGGAAGACAGGGGAGCGCACACCTCCCCTGACCATGAAGAGCTACACCAAAAACATCAAGGCCACAGAGATAGCCATTGACGGGAAAGCAAGGGTGGTGTACAGTCCTGATAAGCCGCTCCCCTGTGGCGCGGTGGTTTGGATAGAAACTGATGATAACGCTATTGTAGAGGTACAATGAAATGGAAATGTTAAACCTTCACGATTTTCTGATTGAACAAATTGAAGACAGGGCCAAGGCCATGAGGAAAAGAGAACGCAAACGCCTGGACAAAATTGAGCGGCACACGCCGGGACGCAACCCCATGGGCAAAGCCATGTGGGAGAGGGGTCACGCCATCGAAAAGGTGAAAACAAAGTACAACAGAAAAAAAATGAAAAAAGCTGTTGACACCCTCCGCGAGAATGAGTTATAAATTTAACACTGAGTTTTCAACCATGAAGGAGAACGTAAAACCATGAACGATGTATTAAGCTTCCGCTCACCCACTGCACAGGTTGCACAAGACCTGTTCAATGAACACAACCAGACAGAGAGGGCGCAACGTTTTCTTGCGCCTGTCTCGGAACAGAACCTGTGGTATGAACATGGCACACCTCACCATTCCAGTGACTTGTATAACTTGGAGGGCCAGAAGCTCACCGCACTGAACAGTCACAAGGTTCTGGTTGATACGTGGACAGGTGCCAGCACAGGTGTAGTAGGTGACAAGTACAAGGTCACCCAGATGGGAGACTTCACCCAGGCAGCGGAGCAGATGCTTATGGACACGCTCCCCAACGACAAGTTTAAGGACCTAGAGATTACAGATAGCATGTCTCACGGGTCAGCGGTGAGGTGCCGTAAGTACACCTTCCCCGCGTTCTCCAAACCAATTGAGACGCGCCTACACCAGACAGAGGTAGCCCTCACCGTTGCCCTGATCCAGAGCTATGACGGGTCCACCTCCAATGGCTTTGTCACTGGCCTACTGGATTTCTTCTGCACCAACGGCATGATCTCCGGTGACTATACCAAGGGTAACAAGCGCCACACCTCCGGTTTTAACCTGACCAACTTTATGCTAGACATGGATAAGGTGGTGAGAAATTTCTACCGTGACATACACCGTTACCAGATCATGGCACAAACCAACATCCGAATACTAGCAGCGGAGGCAGTGATAGAAGCTCTCCCTGGCATGAGCCAGAAGATGCAGGACAAGATGAAAGATCAATACCTTACAGAGGTCAAGACCCGTGGCTCCAACGTCTGGGCCTTGGCATCTGCCCTGACCTACTACAGTAGTCACAACTCTGAGGAGTTCCCTGTCAAGGGGTCAGCCTCCAATGATAACGTAACCAAGTCCCTGCTAGACAGGTCCCGGCGCGTCACCAACTGGATGAACAGCGCACCGTTTCAGAACCTGCTTCTAGCTGCTTAAACAACTGGCAAGTATAAAGGAGATAGCAAACGATAAGGCAGGAATTGATCACCTGTGATAACTCTAACCTTTCTCTCTTGACAGTGACACCTAGGCAAGTGTATAAACTGCCTACTACTTAACCCCAACCAAGGAGGATCAAATACATGATCATCATCAACCCCACCAACCCTCCCCGCACCGAGTGGGTGCGTAGGTCCCACGATAAAAAGTGGATCAAGTGGGTGGAGAAACCTATCTCCTCCCTTAACACGGATGAACCAGTGACGCAGGTCTCTCCTGTGTCCAAGACAGGGGAGCGCTGGCTCCATGACCACTACACCTGGGTCATTGAGGATGTGGTGGAACGCCGCCGAAAGAAGCGAGGAAAGAAATGAGCACTCGCACCTCCTCCATCAATCTATACACCTACACTGACCACGATGAAATCCCGCGTGACCTGTGGGATTACATGACCAGTGTAGCGGATATAGACCATTCGCTGACTGAAGTTCCTATCAAGGAAATCAATGAGTTCCTTAACTTTGTTGAGACAGAGGGTGAGATGGGTCTCCCTGATGAGGAACTAGAGACAGTCTCCCCTGACCCTAGGCAGTTGGAACTAGAACTATGATAAGTCTAACCCTGATGTCTCCACTGGAGGCAGAAGTGGAACAGGATATCAAGAAATTCTACATACGCACAGGCCCCTTTACCTTTACATGGGAGTGTCTTTCCCCCTGGGTCAAGGACCAGTGGACGAAGAAATTCTGGGCAGAGAAAGGGGTCACACCGCCATGTGGAGATCAGTGATCCCTCTCTCTGAAGTATTGCGAATGGTTGATCTAATAAAAGAGATAAGTATTGACAAGTATTCGCAAGAAGAATACAGAGAAATAGTTAATCAACTTATGACCATGACGGTGGAAACAAAACAGGAGGATTTATTTCTATGAAAATATTAGCAATACTACTCATGGTTGTGTTCCTGCAAGGGTGCCTGAGTACAATTAATCTAGGGTACGGTGCCTTTACCCTGGGTGCGGCAGCGGTAGGCGTTGTCGTTGACAGGTACGAAAAGTACCAGATTGAAAAAAGATTGGAGGAGTTAGAGAAACCACTTGACAAGAAGGAGTGAATGTGCAATGTATTATGTCGTAGGATTCTATGCAGTATTAATACTACTGATGACGATAGCCTTCTAGTCAGGGGGAAGTCGAAGGGGAAGGAGAAAAGAGATAAGTGCCGTAGTGGTTCTTGTCAATAGGATTGATGTGTCTAAACCTGTGCCACTGTCACTTCTCTTTTTCTCCTTATCTTTAATTATAATATATTAATATTAATTATAATAATAAATAATTTATTAATAATATTAATATATTATAACTAACCAGAAAGGATGATTAAAAAAAATGTTTGACAATCCAGAAGAAGGTTTGATAAAATCTCATCAACCATGTCCATGTGGTAACAGTTCAGATGCCTTTGCTTACTACGAGAACGGTGGTCATTGTTTTTCTGGTAAGTGTGAGAACGGTAAGAATAGATTTACAAATGCTGAATTAGGAATAGAGGAAGGAGAACAACAAAGGATGAACATGATGACAACAGGAGTAGAAGCACAACCACAGACAAAAGAATTAAGTCTCGGTGTGTCTTCTCCTATCGCTGATAGGAAGATTAGCAAAGACACCTGTAAACATTTTGGTGTTACTCTCAAGCTGGATCAGGACGGGAGAGAACTTAACCACTACTACCCTTATCATAATTCTTCTGGTGTTCACATCGCCAACAAGATCAGGGGCAGGGGTAAATCCTTTCTCTGGGAGGGAGCCTCCAAGGAGGTCACTCTCTTTGGACAGAACGTATTTAGTCCTAATTCTGCCAAGGCTATCACCCTTGTCGAGGGAGAACTAGACGCGCTCTCAACCTACCAACTTCTGGGATCACGCTACCCTGTTGTGTCCATTCAGAACGGTGCAGGTAATGCTCTGAAGAGTTGTAAAGCACAGTACAAATACCTGGACAGTTTCGAGACGATTGCCATCTGCTTTGACAATGACGAGGACGGTATCACCGCCGCCAACACAGTGGCACAACTCTTTCCCAACAAGGCCAAGGTGGTCAAGCTTCACCTCAAGGACCCTTCTGAATATCTGAAGGAGAACAAGCACAAGGACTTCACCAACTGTTGGTTCTCCGCTGAGAGGTACACTCCTGCCAACATTGTCAGAGGCGAGGACCTTCTGGAAAGACTTCTTAACCAACCCACACCGGATAGTCTTGAGCTACCCTGGGACGGCTTACAGGACCTGACCTATGGGATCAGGAAGGGAGAGATGTGGACCTTTACCTCTGGCTCTGGCATGGGTAAGACGCAGGTCCTGAGAGAACTGAGCTACCACATACAACAACACACCGAGGAGAACATTGGTCTCCTGTTTCTGGAGGACCCTCTGGAGGACGCTGCCAGAGGTATGATGAGCCTCTCCGCTGGTAAACCCCTCCACCTTCCCACCACTGTGTACACCCAGGAGGAATGGGACAACGCCTTCACCGATACCCTAGGCACAGGGAGGTATGTGTTCTTTGATTCCTTTGGATCAAACAACATCGACACCATTGTTAATACCATCAAGTACATGCGGTATGGTTGTGATTGCAGGTACATATTCCTAGATCACATCTCCATTCTTGTCAGTGACCAGAGCGCAGGTGATGAGCGGAAAGCACTGGACGAGATAGCAACCAAGCTCAAGACCCTGACCATTGAACTAGACATATGGCTGGGCATGGTCAGTCACTCCAAGCGTCCCGCTGGTAAGCCGCATGAAGAAGGTGGACAGACTTCGCTCTCTGAACTGCGCGGCACCGCTGGCATAGGTCAGTTGAGTAACATGGTCATAGGGCTAGAAAGAAATGGACAGGACCCTGACCTGTACAAAAGAAACGTCACGCTGATGCGAGTACTCAAGAACCGCTTTGCTGGTCTCACTGGCCCCGCCTGTCACCTACACTATGACAGAGAGACAGGGCGCTTGACACAGGTGGATGATCCTGATATAGACGAGGAGATTGATACCATAACAGAAGAGGACTTCGATGAAACGCATAGTTCTTGACATTGAAACAGATGGGTTCAACCCCTCGCACATCTGGTGCGTAGGCACAGAGGATGTAGAGACAGGAGAGACCCACCTGTTCACAGAGGATCAACGGTTTCTATTCAAGGAGTATATGAAAAATGCTAAAGAAGTTATTGGTTTTAATCTTTTACAGTTTGATCTGCCTATTCTTGATAGGCTCTGGGGTTTTACTGTACCAGTTGCACAAGTTACAGACGTTCTCATTCTCTGCCAGTTAGAGCAACCAGGAAGAGAGGGCGGTAATTCTCTTGAGGCATGGGGTGGTAGGCTTCGCCATCCCAAGATGGAGATGGAGAAGGAAGACTTCTACCGAGGGTACACAGAAGACATGGGACGGTACTGCGCCAACGATGTCTCACTGACGGTAAAATTGTACAAGTACATCACTGATCTGATGACTGGTAGATTTAGCAAGGGTAGTATCAGACTTGAACATGATGTTAAATCTATAACATCTGAACAGGAACGCTCTGGGTTTTACATTGACGAGTTCCAAGCCATGTCTCTCAGTGCGGAGTTCTCTGAGAAACTTACAGAGATCACTGAGAAAATGCAGAGTATATTCCCACCGAAAGAGATACAACTCAAGACCAAGGTAAAGTATGAGCCGTTCAATCCTGGGTCTCGCAAGCAGATTGCAGAGCGGTTGATGGAACGTGGGTGGGAGCCAGAGAAGCACACTGAGAAGGGTAATGTGGTGGTGGACGAGACTACTTTGGCAACCATTGACATGGACGAGGCCAAGGTTCTTTCCGAATACCTGATGCTACAGAAGAGAGCAGCGCAGGTTAAGTCATGGCTAGAGGCTATTAACCCAGAGACAGGGAGAGTGCACGGGAGAGTTCTCACACTCCAGACTATCACTGGGAGAATGGCTCACGCCTCGCCTAATATGGCGCAGGTTCCCGCTGTGTACTCACCATACGGGGAGGAGTGTAGGTCTTGCTGGACAGTACCCACAGATAAGAAAGTACTGGTGGGTATAGATGCATCTTCCATTGAATTAAGGATGCTCTGTCACTACATGAAGGACGAGGAATACACCACACAGGTTGTCTCTGGTGATATACACACCTACAACCAGACGTTGGCAGGACTGCCCACCAGAGATCAAGCCAAGACATTTATCTATGCCACGCTCTACGGTGCAGGTGCTGCTAAGATAGGTTCTATCATTGGGAAGGGTGCATCGGAGGGACAGGAGATAATGGACAGGTT